CCACGCCCGCCGCCATATCCTGTAACTAGGGTTGCACCACTACCAAAAGTAGAGCTGGCGCCGTTGTTTCCTGCTGCCCCGTTAGTTGAGCCACCGCCGCCACCTTGCGCTACTGAGATACTTTCTGTTGAGCCTAGTTCAGACGCTTTAAAAACTTTCTTAAAATATGCACCGCCACCGCCGCCACCGCCGCCAGTAGCGTTAGCACCATTACCACCGCCGCCACCGCTACCCCAAACTTCAACAATAACAACACTATTTGCACCTGTACCTGTAGGCTTGTTCCAAGTTCCAGCCCCAACGGCTTCAAAAATTTGCATATTACTACCACCCTGCACAACTGCTGGGTTCGTAAGAAAAGCTCGCAAATCTTTATAGATATAAGATTGCCCAGCAGTATCAGTATCATAAATACCTGTCGCTGTTGTTCGGTGGTAGATATAGCAAATTGGTATAGTATTATTTACAAGTGCTGGTGCGCTTGGGCTGGCTGCCTCTGCCCCATTTGCGATTGTAATAGTTCCAGCACTATCAATATAAACCAAGTCAATGCGTGGGTTAACAGTTGGCGCTGTCATTGTTGGGCTATTCCCCCCTGCATATTCAACTTTCGTCTGTCCTATAAATCCTAGTCCAGCCTCAATTTTTATTGTCATATTTGGGCTAGATTGTGCAGACGGGTACAAAAAACTTGACGCGCTGGCGTCTTGTCTTAAATTATTGTATTGTGCGGCTGTGGCTGTATCGCCTGCCGCTACTGCGCTGCTTTTCATATAGTTTTATTTAATTTACTGTTATTACTAATTCTATTGTGGTATCTTCGCCACTTGCCTTTACATAAGGGCTGCTAAACAATGCGTGGTTCCACATTTGCCCGCTGCCTAAGGTTGCGCTACCGCCAATAAATGTACCCATTTCGTTATAAGTGTTATTAGCTACCGTGCCGTCAGCTAGGAAAAATCGCAGTGTAAGCACATTATTAGCAATCGTATATGCAGGGCTGCCTGCCCGCACTACAGCAGTGTTTAAGTCTGTATCAGCATTGGTTGGTGCTGTTGCGCTGGTTCCCATTTCCACATAACCAACTGCCAAGTCGTAAGTAGTCAGCCCTGCCAGTCTTTGGCAAATCAGATTGCGCCCGTGATTGCTGCTGCTTACTACCAAATTGTCTGTTACCGCACCAATGCCTAAAAAGTTTTCATTCAGTATTACCTCTGCCTTGCTTTCTAATTGCACCCACTTGCGCTGCAACCTCTTTGCAAAAGGAACTAACCAGTTAAAGCCTAGTTGGTCAACAGCAAACCACGCCCACGCCTCGCGCTTTTTTATAATGTTGGCTTTACTAAACAATGGCTGCACTTTATCTACAGTTCCCTTGCGGTAACGCTTAGCGTAAAATTTGCCAGTAATGCCTTTTAAGTTTTCGGGTATTATATGTTTCATAGTTTTAACTCCATGTGCCAAAATTCCAGTCAAAATCATTGGCAGCTACCCCCCACTTGTATGGCGGGCTTGTTTTAGTTGCGGTAACGCTCGTTTCCACTAGGGTTACGGTTTCAGGAAATACCTCAAGGCGCTGTATAACTTCGTCGTCTGCCACGCTAATGTTTTGGCGGTCTTTACTTAGCAATCCAACCATAATGTCAGCAAAGGTAAGTTCGCCACTTGCCAAAAACTTAACCGTGTATTCTAGGGTGCCGTAATTGTTTGCCCGTGCAGTAATGCGGTTAATCTTAAAGTAGCTATCAACACCAAACAGGGCGCTGTTAACTCGGATATATTGCCCAGTTTTTAGCCCTGTCTGCGTGGTTCTAAACCCGCCACTATATGCCCCGTCTGCCCATTTAGTCAGCTCAGCCTTTGCACGGGTATGTGCCTCGTCAATACTTTCAATGGTTTTGTCTACTATTAAGCCTTGGTACTCGCCGTAAGTAGATATACTGATTTGGTCGCGCACCTTGGCAATAAGCGGTATGTGGGCGTCGCCAAATACTTTAACAATCTGCCCTGCGGTTGGCTTGCTTGCCTCAGGGAATTTAATAGCCTTTTCGGTGTAGTTGTATAAACAGTCAAAGCTAGCAGGGTTGTCTATGTTGTCTATGCCCACGGTCTTGGCTACGCCTGCTACCGTAACCTCAACATTGCTGTAGCGGTAAATTTGGGTAAACACGCGCTGGTTGCCGTCTGCCTCGTACAAGTCAGGGGTAGTGGTATCAGTTAAGTTGTTCAAGTATTCCCCACCTCTAATAATTACGCTGTTGCGCAGCTCTATAATGTTTTGGTCAAAGTTCAGGCTATCACTAATGACCTTGCCGTTATCGTCCTCTACATCAAATGGCGCGGCATTGTTGCTTACATTAAAAAAGTGTATGTCGCCGTCATAATCTATGTACCAGTCATAGCCAATCAAATCAGCCAATTTTTGCAAACACTTGCTAGGTTGTTCGTAATTAAAGCGCACGCTGTCTATGGTCGGTAAGCCAGTTTCAACATTCGCGGTGGTAAACCCGCTGGTAAAGGTGCTAACAATGTCAGCCACAATATCGTCTATCGCCTCATTGTTGTAAGCCTTGCTAACCAGTGTTTTATCAAACTCATGCACCAAGTCCTTGCAAACAAATGAGTAACCTTTAAGCACGCCGCCAATAACCAAACTGCGACGGTCAACTATAGTACCCTCAAAAATCTTTACCGCGTCCTCAAGCAGCTGCACTGTAGCCCCCACTGCTGGTATGGTCTTGCTGGGCGTTTCCTTTATGTTAAAAGCCAAGGTATCAGGCTCTTTAGTAAGCCCCTCGTCCTTGGTAACGCTTTTCCAGTCAACCCAACTGCTGCGGTCAACGGTGTTAATTTTTAATACTAAAGCCATTGGTTAAATCCTTATTTGTTGCTTAATAACGCCAGCTAAAATGTCGCCAAAATAGTCTGCTTGCTCTCGGCTGGTCATAAAGGTACCCTGCAAAACCACGGTTAAACCGCTACCGCCACCTAAGCCGTATTTATCTGCTTTGCTCAAAGGTATAACCGCCTCAGCGCCCGCCTCGCCAATCATTGCAATAGTAGGTTTGGTAACAATCCCACCCTGTGCCAAGTAAGGTATGTTAGGAATTTGCGGGGCGTTGATTTTAACAATCCCAGCAGCTTTGCTTGCTACTGAGTTTACTTTGTTTATAAAGCTGTTAATCTTGTCTATTAAAAAGTTGATACTGCCAGTAACAATTGATTTTATGCTATCCCACACGCCTGCCACTTTGTTTTTTATCCCATTCCACATTGCGTCTGAGGCTGCTGTATAAGCCGCACTAAAACCATTGGCAATAGCAAGTATAATTTCATAACCAGCCTGTATGCCTGCTTTCATCTCGTTAAATTTGCCAATTACGGCGGTAGTGATTGCGTTCCAAACCGCTATGGTCGCATTTTTCAAGGTTTCCCAATGGGTAACAATTAAAACAATTACGCCAATTAAGCCAGTCAAAGGAATTAACAAAATCTGTATGGCGGTTTGTACAAAGTTTGGTAATGAGTTCCACACCTCAAGCGTTTTTTCCTTTACCCAATCCCAGTGTTTAATAACCAAAACAATGCCAGCTACCAATGCTGCCACTGCAACAATGACTATGCCTATAGGGTTGGCAGCCAAAAACATCAAGGCGGTGCCTAGCGCGGTAACACCGCTAATAACAGCGGGAATAATAAGCCCAATTGCGCCTAGCGCGGTAACAAGTGCCGCAACACCTGCGCCAACGGCTAATATAGTAGAAATAAGTTTAGGGTTTTCGCTTGACCAGTTAACAACCTTTTCAATAATCGGGGTAATGTAAGTAACCAACTGCGTCAGTGCTGGCAGTAATGCCGCCCCTATGTTTTCGCTAATGTTGCCCAGCTGTACCTGCAACTTAGCCATGCTACCCTCTACTGTTTGGCTGGCAACCTCGTTGGTGTATTTCAAGTTTTGTGCCAATCCCTCTTGCAATGCCGCAACCCGTTCGCTTTCGGTTCCAAACTGTATGAGCTTACGCTGTGCCTCGGTAAATCTAATTCCGCTTTTTTCAAGCACGCCAAATTGACCATTAAGGGCTTTCGCCATAATGTTTGCTGTTTGGGTCAATTCCTCAGCCCCCGCATTTACGCCAAATTGGTTAACGGCTAAGTCAGCCATGCTGCTGCCCAGCTTTGTTACCATGTCAGTGCTTAAGCCAAAAGTCTGCAACTGCGCCAAGCCAGTAGCTATTGCGTCGCCGTCTAGTACGCCTTTGCGTTCAAGCTCATTACTCAAGGCTTTCATTGCCTCTAACTGCTCGCGGGTTCCTTTGGCAACCTGCAATGTGGCATGCTCTAATTGCTTTTGGGCTTTTTCTGCCTCGGCATAATCTTTAATAGACTTGTACGCTACAGCACCAATTGCACCCAACGCAGCAGTACCCGCAACAGTCATTGTTTTAAAAGCTGGTTGCAGGTTATTTATGCTGCCGCTAATTTTGCCCATTGCGGCGCTTGCCTCGTCTTTTACTCTAACTAATATGCTAATGTCTGTTTCAGCCATAGCGTTGGTGCTTAATTATTCTTGTTTCCCGCACCCTCTGCTTGCAGCATGCTGGTAATTATGTCCAGCCAGTAAGCGGGTTGGTCTAGGTACTGTTCGCGTGTCCAGCCGTACTCTTTGCAAATAAGGGCAGCTAGCATATCTTGTGTTAGTTCTGCTCGGCTGCCCTTAAAGTACCGTTTCCACAGGTAAGCGGTGTATTCTATTTCGTCTGGGCTAAAAAACCCGTGTCTGCCTTTCCTGCCTCTGCTACCGCAAAGTCATATTCAGCAGGGCTTGCGTCTAGCAACAATTCAACTGGGGTTTCGGTGTTACCGTCATAGCTAATAACCGCCAATTCCAGCAGCTTGCGCTCTGCAATCTCTACAATTTCCCCGTTAAGTTCGCCAACCTCGGCTGTGCCGCCTTGCGGGCTAACTTTCAGGTTCTTTAGGTAAATGCCGCGCAATTCGTTGCGCTGTCGTGCGGTAAAAAATTTACGCAATACCAGTGTTTTTTTAGAGGGGGTTTCAAGCGTGATTGTATTTTCTGTGTCCATTGGTTTATGCCTTAATTATTTTTATTAGTAGCTAGCCACTGCGTTGGTAACAACGGCAGTAATCATTTTGCTGTCTGTAGTGTCGTAGTGTGCTGTAAACTGTGCGCTTTCAATCATAATGTCGTGCAGCTTAACTGGGGTGCTGTGTTCGCTAAATACGCACTTGTGCAAGTCAATACGCACTTGCGGGTTTGCTGCGCTACCAATCGTTACATCAGTGTTAATCATGTCTAAGCGCAAAGCCTTTTTGGTGCCAGCTAGGCTAGGTGTCTTTATGGTAGCCTCGCTATCCCAAATAGCCTCAAGTTCGCCGCTAATTGCCAATTGCTTGTTCAAAAAGTCAGCAGGGGCTACTGAGCCAAGCACCCAGTCAGGCTCAAGGTTGCTTTCAATTTTCAGCTTTAGGCTCTTAATAACAGTTGCGCTGGCAGCGGTTAATCCGCTTTGTGCGCTAGCCATTTTAAACACAACATGCTGCGGTAAAAAGCGGTTTTCGGTAGTGTTGCTTGGGGTCAATGTTGCGGTAGCGCCCTTTTTAGCCTTAAAGGTAACGCTGTATTCAAGGTATTTGCCCTGTTCGTAGTTAATTTCAAGGCTTTCAATACAGCCCAATGCGTGCTTGTAGTCCTGCCCTGCAAGCGGGTCATTCTTAAACAAGCTAATGGCTTGGTGCTGTGCGCTTTGTGCCACGGTAATGGTGTGGTCTTTAATTGACGCGTCGCTGTCTGCGTTGTCGCCAGTGCTTAATGAGCCAAGCACGCCCAATAAAATCAAAGCAAAATGCTTATCGCCAATCGGCGCTTTGTAAGTAACCTCAGCCCACTGGCGGGTAATATCCTCGCCTTGGCTTGCCTCAATGACGCCTAGGGTCTGCTCGTTAATAACCCTTTCGTCTTTTTCCAGCACATTAAACTCGTCGGTTTGCAGCCAGTAAGTCGCTGTGCTTTCGGCAGTGCCTCGGACGGTTTCCTTGGCAATACCAATTTGTAGTAATTTTCCAATTCCTTTGCTCATAAGTTTGTAGTTAGTTAATGCTAATTGCTAAACTTCTTTTCTCTCTTTTTCCCAAATTTCTTGTGCCTCAGCCGCACTGCTTGCTTGCACTGTTAGGGGTTCGTATTTCCCCTCGCCTGCAAAATGGTATTCCTCTTTACCGCTTTGCTTTGTAGCAGCTTTGTTTTGGGTATCCTCAGGCTGCATGGCTTTGTTTTTTGCGTCTTTAATCATGGTTATTTGTTTAATGTTTAAAAGGTTAATGTGGCTAATGCCTTAACTCTCAGCGTTACCTCAAACCAAATGTATGTGCGGTCAGGGGTGGTCAGTGCTTGCGGTTCGCTGCTTGCTGGCTCTATTGCCCCGTTTGCCACCCCGCCAAGGGTAGGGTCGTTATCAAACAGGTTAATAATTGCCTCTACCAAGTCCTCAACCTCTGTTGCATTGGCTATGTTATCGCCTCGCATAACCACAGTGATTTTAAAAGTGTAGGTTCGCATGTTATCGCGGTTGGTTTCCGCATAACTACTAATTGAGGGGGTGGTAACAACCGCCAGCGGGTAGGTGCCAGTGTCGCGGTTAATCGGGTCTATAGTAAAGTCGTCTATTACCACCTCGCCTAAGCTCGCAGGCACCAAAGTATCAAGGCTTGTTTTTATTGCGTTTTTAATGTCTGCGCTTTTGCTCATAATGGCTTAGTTAGTAATTGCTTTGGCTATTTGGTCAGCCACACTCTGTATATGCTCTTGGGTTTCGGGCTTGCCCGCTTTTGCTATTCTCGGCATAAAGGCGTTTGGTCTAATTCGGCTGGTACCCTCATGCACATACTCTGCGTAAAACACTGTCGGTTTAATGCTGCCCTCTAATTTCCCTGCGCTTGCCAGCCTAATACCTGTGCTAAAGCTGTTCAGCAACATGCCTGTACGGCGGTTGCGTGGCAGTTTAAATTGCAGGTTGTCGTCGGTAGCCTCTTTGTGCAGGGTTGCCAGTATTGCGTTAATCCCTCGCGCCAGTATGGGGTTGGCTCGTTCGGGGTAGTTTTTCATTCCCGCAACTATGGCGTCTAAACCCTCAATGTCGTACTCAATCATACAAACTCAGGTAGCCTACGGTAGCGGTCTAAAATCTGCTGGTCTGCTTTTTCCAAATCACTGCGCCACTGTATGCTTGCGTTCGCTATCCCCTCGCTACTCTTGCCCTCAGCCTCTCTGCGTTTCCAGTATTTCGTTACCAACCTTTCTGCTAAGTCAGTTAAGTCAGCAGGTAGGGTATGGCTACTGGTTCCAAACTCGTTAAAGTCAATCAAGTAGCCGCCAACATAAGTAACCCGCACGCTGTTAACACCTCTGCCTAAACCGCCCCATACTTTAATTAGTCCACTCTTGCCGTCGCCAATAATCTCATACAAGCTGGTGTCTAAAGTAGTCCATGTTCGGTTGCTGCCAATGCCAGTGCTATATTGCACGCTCGTTACGCTAATCAAAGGGATTTGTTTAACGGGTATCATATCTGTTGCGCCCCGTATTTCGTGTACCTCGCTTGTTACGGTTCCCCGCAAAAACCTGCGTCCAGTTTCGCCCTCTATTAAATCCGTTACGGCGTTAATGAGCCTAAGCAGCTGGGTGTCATTGGCACTAACCGTAATGCCTAGTCGGGTTTTAACCCGTGCCACAGTGGTTAATGCGTATGTGTAAATTTGTTCAGCCATAATTTTGTCGTGTTAATTCCCGTTAGGGGCAGGTGTTTCGTGCCGTTTATGCACCCGCAATTATTCGGGGGTTGCCGCAAACAGCGGGGGCTTAAACCAAAGGCGGCACCAACCCCCAGCTTGAGCAGCCGCTACACACCCCAAACAAGTCAGGGTGTGGTAGCCAGTGCTAAAGCCTAGTTAGCAGGCTTGTTGTAGCCGTTGCCTAGCAACACGGTAGCTGCACATGGGCAGCTAGGGGTTGTACCAGCCAAAGTAGCTACTACACGGATATAGCGGTCAACGCTAGTACCCAAGCCTTCAACGCGGATAACTTTAGTGTCGTTGTCAGCAGTAACAACTGCTGTGGCACCGCTTACATCAGCAAATGTGCTGTTGTCTGCGCTGTCTTGCACTTTAAAGTTGTAGGTTTCATCTCCTGTGGTTAAGTCAATGTCGCCTGCGTTAATTACAATCATTGCGCTGTTGTAGCCCAAGGTGTCTACACCAGTACCGTTAGCACTTGCGGTGCGCACAGCTGGTACCAAAGACACAACAGCTTTGATTGCGTCGTATACACTTTTCATTTTTTACGCCTTTCGTGAGCGTCGGGCTTTTGGCTTGACAACCTGCTCAACCTCGGCAGTTTCCTGCTCGCCAGTGGTCGCTGGTTCGGTTTCCGCTGCGCTGCTTTCTACAATGGGCGTATATTCCTTGTAGTCGGCAGTGTCAAAAGCCTTAATCTCGTCGTCGCTAAGAAAATCAATGACTGCGCCTTTTTCAAAGCGGCTGCCACGGATACTAAGCGGTCTTAATAATTCAATAGTCATACGCCGTTAACATTCTTAATTTTCAAATCCCTTTGGGGTAGCAGCTGTGCAACCAACCCCTACCCCAACGGGTTTATATTCTTATCTAGGTTTAGCTAGCAGCAGTCTTTGCAACCACAAATGCGGCAGGCAAAGCTACAGTTACAGCGTGGCGGTGCTTAAACACCATTCCAGCTTGGTCAGCAAGAGCAATTTCCTTGCCACCAAAGCTACCGCTAGTGTGCTTGGCAATAGCCATTTCGCCGCGGTCGCCGTATGCCAAAGCCTTTAAGTTGCCAAAAATGGCAAACTTGGTGCTTACAGCAGTAGCGCTGTTAGCAGGCAAGTGGCGGGTAGTAAACACTGGGTAGCCTAGAATTTCCCCAACTGGGCGGGTACCGCCAACATTACCAGCGTAATTAGCAAGCAATGCTGCGCTGGGTGCGCCAGCCATAGGCAATACATAGTTGCCAGCAGTGTCTTTCTTCATGCGTACCTTTGCCCAAACGGTGCGGTTCATGTAAAACGCAGCGCCGTCAAGCATGCTTTCGTCAAGGTTAGCAATCATGTCGCTAGCCTCGTCTAAAGTAAATTCAGCAAAGGTGTCGTTACCAGTAGCAAAAGTGTGTACGGTAACATCAGGGTGGTTAAGTACACCTACAAATGGGGTACCTGCACCAGCCAAGCCCTCTTTATCAACGCGGTTAGCCAAAGCCTCGCCAGCAAGTGCCAGCAACCAATCGGCTAATTCAACGCTGGCGTCTGCAAGCAAGTCATTGCCTACAACAAACGCAACTTGCCACTTTTTAGCAACAAGGCTTGCGCTGTCAAAGGTAATAGCTGTTGGAGTACCAGCGGCGTCAACGCCAAGGTATTCGCCCTCTAAAAAGCTGCCAGTGTAAGCAGGAATATCAAGCTGGTCAGTGTTCATAGTCCACTTAGTAGCTTGGTTCATAACTACACCAACGCTAGCCGCAATGCGTACAATAGCGTTTGCAACTTCGGTAGCTACCAAGTAACCACCGCGGCTGTCCTGTTCACTAATCAAGGCTTCGTTTGCCTTGGTGTCAACATTCATGCCCATTACAATGGCTTTAGCTGCGCTAACAAAATCTTTCTTTTGTTCGTCAGATAAGCCAGTGCGGTCTTGTCCAAAAAGGCTGCGTTCCATTTTCAATTGGGCAACAATCTTTTTGGTTTCCGCTGCAACCATAGGGTTGATAGCGTCGCCAAGTCGCTTTTCCATAACTTGGTCAACAACTTGCTCAAACATTGGCTGCAATTCCTTCAAAATTTTCTCGTCCATGTTCGTTGTCCTTACAGCGTTAATTTTTTAAAGCTCTGCCTAGTCGCTGTAATGCTAGGCTTTGCTGTAACTACTTTTGGCGTAGCTCTTTAATCTCTTTGTTGTACTTTTCCAAAGAGTTGCCTACTGCCGTAGCCACCATGCGCAACACCTCGCGGGTTTCAATGTGCCGTTGCAATGCACTCTTGACCTCTGCAAAGCCCTGCGGTAAGTCGTCGTTAGCGGTAGTCGCAGCCTCGCCTGCTGCTTTCCCGTCGCCGTCGTCGCTTGCGTCTGCCGTTTCAAGCAACTTTTCAATGGCGGTGCCACTCTCTTTAATCTTGGCAAGTGTGGTTTCAAGTAATGCGCGGGTCTGCTTGCTCAGGGTGCGCCCCGCTTTTTGCGCAATTTCCCCTAATGCCTTATCAACCGTTGCTGCAACCGCTTGCGTATGCAAGTCGGCTAGGGCTGTAATCATTTGCCCCATTTTCTCTAGTAGCTGCGTAACATCAGTGCCGTCTGTCGGTTCGTCGTCCTCTACCGCCTTTTGTTCAGGTTCGGTAGGTTCACCAGCACCCTCGCCGCTGCCCTCAGGCTGTGTAGCCTCAGGCTGCGGGCTAGTTTCGGTAGTTGTATCCCCGCCAGTTGGCTGTTGTTCGTCGCCGTTGTTCTCGGCGGCGGCTGGGGGTGTGGGTTCCTCAGTAGTAGCCTCGCTAGCAGGTTCCTCTGTAACTGGGGTTTCAGGTTCTGTGGGTGTTTCCTCTTTAGGCGCCTCAGGTTCAGTAGCAGCTGGCTCTGTCGGTTCTACTGGTTCAGGCTGTGTATCCTCTTTAACTAAAATGCCTTTGGCAAAAGCAAACTCTAAATTGATTTGCTTTTCGTGGGCTAGGCTCAATGCCATTGGGTTAGCTGGTACTGGTACAAAGGAAAATTCCAATAGTTCAGCACGCAAAATCACATTGCCCTCTGTTTCAAGCGGTATAAATCCAACGCTGGTAGTTCGCAACATTCCTGCGTCGTACAGCTTGCGCACTTCCTGCGCAAAATCGTGGCTTGCAAAGCGCCCCTTGGCTACCAGCTTGCCGTCTACAACTTTAATTTCGTCGCAAATGCCAATAGGCAATGACCAATAATCATGCCCAAACAGCACTACTGGGTTGTTCTTGTAGTTATCAAGCACCCAGCCGTCCTGCATGATAATGTCGCCCTGTCTGTCGCGGTCAGCAGTGCTAATCACAACTTCAAAGGTTCCTGTGTCTTTTGCCGCCTTGGTTTCAGCAATTGCCTCTTGCACTTCCTTTTTGCCTAACGCCTCAAGGAATTTAGCCTTTATTTCGGCTGTCAGTTTTTTTAGTTGGTTGTCCATAATTGTTAATTGCTTAATTTTTTTAAACTTCTATTTCCTCAGGGCGTATGTAGCAACGGCAGTTTGGGTGTAGTGCGCCACCGCTTACATCTGCGTAACTAATGTCAAGGCTCTGCCCGTTATTGGCTGTCAAAGTGTCGCCTAGCTCTAAAAAGTTTTCTTCAATGTCCACAATTTTGCCGTCCAGTTCGTCGCAAAATGCGCATGCCTCGCTGTCGGCTGTATACCATTTCAGGCTTTTTACTACCCCGCTTTGGTTCCAGCTTTCGCGGGTCGCAAAGTTCGCTATTCTAAAGCTCTCAGTCCTTGCTACCAGTTCAGCCCGCGCCTCGTCGCTAAAACCTCTAATAGTGCTTACTCGGTCTACCAGCTGGCTTAGGCTTTCCCCCTCTGCAAGCCCCTCAGCAATGGTGTCTTTAAGTAGCAATGCGGTGGTCTTGTTATAGTGGTCAGCAAATAGCCCGTAAAACTTTTCAAGCGCCTTGCGTGCCTCAGGGGTTAGGTAGTCGTCCAGTTCGTCGTCGTCTGATTTTTTAAAGGGCGTAATCTCTTTAACTGCCTTGCCGTCCAGCAGGTTTGCCGCTGCATTAGCCTCTTTGTTAAACAAGTCATTCAGCACTGGCGCAGCCAGTTTTTTAAGTGCCTCATTGGCTTTTTCCAAGTCAAACAGCTGCGGCTGCTTTTCTGCTTTTACAATCTCGGCTAGGCTTTCCTCTATTTCGGCAAAAACATTGTCATTATGCTGGCGTACTTTGGCACCCAGTAATTTAGCGTAAGGCTCAACCCGTACCACAAAGTTTTTATGTAATGCGTCGTATTCCTCATGGCTTAAGTCGGTAATGCTCTTGGTGGCAATCTTTGCCAGTTTTTCTTTGTGCTTTTCCAGCACCTCTGCGGTCTTTGCCGCCAGTTCCTCTGCAATTTCCTTGCGCTTGGTGGCAGCCCTTGCGTGCTTGGTCTTTCTGTGGGTAGGTTTACCGCCGCCAGTTTTCTGCTTTGCGGCGTGCGCCTTTTCCTCAGGCTTTCCAAGCGGTATGGTGCTAAAGCTGGTCATTACCGCGTCGCCGTTCTGTATTGGCGGTGCGTTAAAGTATCGTTCGCGTGCCTCGTTCACGCTCATTACAGGTTGCCCGCCAACTGCTGCCGTCATTTCAGCCATTAAGCCCTCGCGGTTATCGGGTACAGGGTCTACAAAAGTTAAGTAAATGTTTTCGCCAAACAATGGCACCAAAAACTCATTAAGGTAATCACAAATAAGCTGCATTTTCGGTTTGATTGTGCGGCTCATAAATACATAGTGTGCGGCGTCAGCAGTAGCGCGGTTCAGGCTTTCGCCTGCGCCAAGCCCCAGCACAATGTGCGGTACTCTAAACCCAGCAAGGATTTTGTCGCGTGTAAGCCTCTGCCCCTCGGTAAAGTCCATTTCTTTTTGGCTCTGTTGGGCAGGGGTAAACTCAGTACCCTTTGGCAAGGCTGCTGTCTTATATGCGTTATCAACCCCTTTGTAAATCCCCTCAAAAGATTTTTGTAAGTATTCCAGTTGTTCAGCAGTCCATGCGCTATCACTCTTAAGAAAACCGCCAATGTGGGCGCCGTTCTTAAAGAATTTGCGGTTAAATTCGGTTGCGTAGTTGTCTGCGTCTATCCAGTCGGCAATAGCCTGCACGGTTCCAATACCCTTGTACTGGTCGCGTGGGTTTGGGTATTTAATATGTAAAATTTGGTATGGGTAAAATGTCTTAGTGCTGTTGCCGTTGCTAAATACATATTCCTCAACGCCTAGTGCGCCAATGTTCATTTTCACGCGGTCAGGCGGCAGCAGGTGTAATGCGGTAGGGGTTTGCCCCTCGCTTTCCACGCCGTCAAGCACAATATAGGCATTTCCAGTAGCCTCTAAATGGCAGGCAATGGTGTATAAAAGTTCAAAGCCAGTTTGTCGCGTATTAACGGCAGCTAATAAATCAAGCAGCGGGTGTTCGTCCTTGGCGCTATCCCCGTCGCTTTTTACTTCCATTAAAATAAACTGAGTTCGCCCTATTTCCTCAGCAATAGCTTTGATACAGGCATAAACCCAGTTATTAAAAACACCCAAAGCGCGGCTATCGCTAACTTTGGTTTCATTCAGCCAAACGCTCAACGCGTCTGTGGTTAAGTTGGTAGTGTAGCTGGCGCTCTTGCGCAGCAGTCCAACAACCCCAAGGGCTTTGTCTAAAATGTTCATTTAGTTTCAGGGCTTAGGCAATAAAAAAAGGGCTTACGCCCACTACCCTGTTAAAGAGTAATTTGCGTAAGCCCTATTGTTCGTCAATTTAGGCTACTAACCCGTATTGTAAAAGTTTGTTTAGGCAGGCTGGTTGCCCAGCCACACCTCAGTACATTCATTATATCATAATTTTTAAATCATTGCAATATCATAAAGTGTGCATAACTACAAAATGTGCGTTTCCAGCCCACGCCTAAAGTCCTCAGGCTCGGTAAGGTTTATATTTTGGGCAAGGTTCTTAATAGCATGGGGTTTTTTGTTTTTAACAATTATCTGTATTTCCCCATAGCCAAGTTTTTCAACCAGCTGCATAAGGTGTTGCCATTCGGGTGGTAGTTCGCGCATTACCCTAGTTTGTGGTGTAATGTTGTTTTCCATTTTGTTTTTATCCTAATATCACTACCTCAGGCAACTGCACGCCCCCGTTTTGCAGTATCCCGTAAATAAGGTTAACTAAGCCGTCCAGCAAGTCGTCATGCTCGGCTACGCCAAATTCTAGTATTTGGTCTACCAATTCCTCACAGCCAGCCTCAGGGAATAGCACAGTACCATTTTGTATAAATGGGGCAATAGCCATGAGCTTTGCCCGCTTGTCAGCCACGCTGGTAATCGGGGTAATTGGCAACATGTGCATTTCGCCTACCTCAATAGCTGCCTTTTGGTAACTTTGAGCCTCAACATAAAACATAGCCATGCCGTAAGCCCGCAAAGCGTCCTGCTGCGCTTTCATGGTACTTATGGTCTGAGCAAAACCAAGCCTAGCATTTATAGGCTTTGGCAGTACATAAATTTTTGGCTTGCCCTCAATCACGCTGCCCAAACCAGCCACCATGGTGGTATAGTCGGCAGTCTGCTTTTGGCTAATAGCCAAGTCAACACCGCTGGCAACCACGGTAATGTAGTTCGGCAGTTCGGTGTAGCGGTGTATCTCATGGTCTTTAACAATCTGCTCGTCCTCAGGTATTACTTTAAGCAGGTATTCACGCAGCCAGATAAGGCGCCCCACTTTAGCAAGCTGGCGGTCTAACGCTGCCTTGTCAGGGTATTTGCCCACCCAGTTGCATTGCCCTTTGTCGTCAACCAGCGGGTAACTGCGGTTAGTAAAAATATGCCCCATGGCGTCAGGCTTGTCTTTTTTGCGCAAGCGTGCCATAAGTGCGTCGCGGTGCAGCTCGTTGCCTATGATAATCAGGCGGGCTTTTAGTTCCTCAATGGCAGGAATAACCACGCCCCTAATCCAGCGTTCGGTTTTGTCGCGGTAAATCTTGCTCTGCACTTTGTCTATTTCCTCGCAGTCGTCAATTATTACCAAGTCAGGGCGGTACTGGCGGTGCCTCAACCCACGGATTTTTTGCCCACGGCTGCGTGCCATAATACGCACCCCGTTAGCAAGCAAAACATTGGTTTCGCTAAACTTGGTGCTAACCTGCTCGCTAGATATTACTGTGCCAAAATCATGCTCAATAAGCGGGTTGCTTTGCAGTTCCTCTCTAATGTTGGCAATGCTAAGTTTTCCTACCTCGTCGGTTTCGTTAACCAATATAATAAAATGCGCCTTTTCAAACAGTGCGCACCACATCACAAAAGCCAACGCCACAATACTAGATTTGCCGCTGCCTCTAAACCCTGTGATTGCCAGCAATTCCTGTTTCCAGTCCTCAAGCAACGCAATAAGTTCAGTGTGAAAATCTGCCGCTGGCAGGTTCCAGTAATGGCTTAAATAGGCAGCCATAAAAACAGCAAAGCTACTTTCGCTGGCTATAACCCTAATCTCTGGGTCGTCAATCAAGTTGGCTAGCTGCTCAGGGGTTAACGCGGCTATGTCGTCAATTTGCTGCGTTATTTCCTGTAGGGCTGTCGGTAAGGGTTGGTTGTACATCAATTGTTGGTTTTATTACGCCCAAGTTCTGCATGGCTCGGCTAATAGCCTGCCTACGGTCAGGGTCTAGCACCAGTTTGTGTTTTAAGGCAAGGCTGCCAAGGTTGCGTTCAAATATCCCTGCGTCCATTTCAGCTTGGAATAAGTTGCGGTCAGCCTCAAGTATCAGTTTTCCTGCTGCTACTCGGTCTTTGTCTAAGCTGCTGGGGCTTAGCAGTATTTCAACCATTTTTTCTACCACCGCAGCTGCCGTGTCCTGCATTTGGGCAATGCGCTGTTCAACGGCAATTATGCTAATGTTGTGTTTTCGCTGGGCTTTGATTTTATCGCGCAGTTTTATTATGTACTGTGGGGTCAGTTTTATTGGGTCGCGGTGGTCATTTTCCAGCTGGTCGGATATTTGCCGTGCGCTAAATGTCGGGTTAAACGCCAAAATTGCCCGTACCCGTTCCATTAAAATGCGCTCACGGGTTTTATTGTGTCTAGGCATTGTCGGTACCCTCTACGCCAAACATGGCTTTTAGTTTATCGTCCTTAAGTTTGTCGTTAGCCCATTCCATAGTGTGGTTTAAAATCACAGTCAAAAGGTGCAGTGTTTGGTCAGCTGGCAGGTGCAGGTGGTCGTTAAAAGTTACCAGCACACCGTCAAACATAGCGCTAATAAGCGCCTCAACCTCTTTTATGTCCACTTTCCCGTCAGGGGTGGTATGCAAAAACTGCAATTGGATTTTATTTTTGGGCTTTGCCATGTTTAAAACTGTTCTTTAACAAACTTGATTTTGCCGTGTAAGTATTCGTTGCTGGCGCTCTTGCTGTCAATGTTTTTGCGCAACTGTACTGCGCTCATTTCGTACTTGCCAATAACCTGCTTTTTATCGGTCAGTTGCTTTGCAACCTCTTTGGCTTTGTCGCGGTCTGCCCGCTGGTGGCTCTTGCTCAGCTCGTCAAATTCAGCCTGCAATGCCTCGCGCTCTGTTTCGCGCTTAACCTGCTCTGCCTCTAAATCGGCTATGCCCTTAGTTTGGTGGGCAATTTCAATGTCATTAGTCCAAATCTCACGCTGTACTGCTCTTAGGTACTGGCGCTTAAATAAAAACTTTCTAATAGCTTTAATCATATTTGTTGGTTATTGGTTAATTTCTTTTTTGCCCTCACACTCTTTATTGTCAGGGTATATCTTGTTGCACTGCCACTTTTCCCCGCACACCTCGCAAGTCATTATGCACTTGGTGTGGTCGTTGACTGGCAAGCCGTGGGCGTCTGCTGCCCTGCGGCACTTCACGCACAGCCCAACTGAGGCGTCAGGCTCGTAAATGCCGTCGCAAACCAGCGGGTTATAGGTGCCGTCTGCTGTCTGGTCGTGGTTCCACTTATGCTGCATACTCTAGGCGCTTAGGTTGTTAGAAATGTCCTTTAGCGTTCGCACATTCTCGGTAAACAGCCGTGGCTCTACCAGCAAAGCCCCGTTAGTGTAGGGTTTGTGCAAGCCCTTAATTTCGTCGTCCTGCTCAAAAATGAAAATGCTCAGGTGGGGGTGCTTAGGGTTTGGTTTGGCGCCCAACACCTTTTTGCCTAGGCACATCAGGGTGGCGGCAAAGTTCAGGTTGCCCACCTCGTAACCAGTAATAACTTTCTCGCCCGCGTATGTTGGTAATTCACTCATATTTTTATAGTTTAATCTTTAGTTTTTTCTCTGCCATTTTCCGCACCAGTTCGTTGCTATGGGCTACGCACTTAACGCTCAAGTCGGTTAGCTCATTTAATGCCACAGGCTCGCCAGTGTCCATGTGCATAAAGGTTATTTTAACCTCAACAGCCCCGCCGTGTTCCGCGTCTATTGCCCAGTCGTAACTGCCGCTAACCCATTTGTCTTGCACAAAAAGCGCGTCCAGTATTCCCTTTAGCACATTGTCGCCGTCGCCACCCTTTTTATTTGCCCATTGTATCTTAATATCCACACGGGCGCATAATTCGGGGGCAAGCAGTATGGGCTTTTTGTGTCTAAATATATTTAGCGTGTATTTGCCCATGCCAGTGGCGTCAGGGTTCTGTGCGCAAAAATGTTGCTGCACATAGCTAACCCACCTAACATAACGCTGGTAACGCTCAGTATGCTTGGTGCCTTGGGTGGTTCGGGTGTAAGGCACTGGGTTGCCCTTTGGGTCAAAGGGATTGCCCGCTATTACAAATTTAATGGTCATGCTTATACTTCCTTTATTCTGCCTCGCACCTTGATTTTGCCACCCTTTACCTTTACCTCAGCCAAGGTAACTTTCGGTTCGTCCAGTTCCATAAGTATTTTGGTGCTTTTCTCAATGGCGTAAGCAATCAACGGCTTTTGTCGCAGGGTATGAAAATCCTCACTGCCAGTGCCCGCCATTTCTATGCACAGGCGGTCTTTAAAATCGTTAACAATTTCTACTGGCGGGAAATAGGCAGTATTCTTGCTGCTGTACTGCTCAACCAACACTGCAATGGCGTCAATGTAAGGTTGCAGTTTTTCCTTAAATTCTTTATCTGCCTTTTTTATATGGGCAAATTCATAATGTGTAAATTGCATATTATTTTACTTTCTTAAATTTAACGCTAAATACTGGTTCCAATGGGTTGCCGTCATGGTCTTTAACCTCTATCGGTTCGCCACTAGCTAGGCTGTTAACCGCCAAATCAGTCAACAATTCTTTGTCGTTTTTCTCAGCCGCAGCCAATTCTGCTAGTTCATTAAACAACTCAGGGTATGCGTCGCTAATGCTTTGCAAAATCTGCTTGCGCTTTTCGCCTAAAGCAGCTAGCTGTTCCTGCACTTGGGTGTAGGCGCTATCCTGCTCTAAAATATCTTTCAGGTTAATTTTTAAAATGGTCTTGCGGTTCTTATTTTCCGCTGCCTTATCAAAGGCTAATTGTAGCTGTGCCATGGTTTAAAGCCTTTCCCAGCTATCGGTATAAATATCTACATCAACCTCTACCGTATCGCTGTTTAAAAAATGAGTTAGTTTTTTTATAGTGCCTGTTTGTATAAACTTTACTTTCTTGCCAACCCGCATATCACTACCACCTTGCAAGCGCTGGGTTTCAGTACGCTTTGGGCGCGGTGGTTCAGGGTGGGCAATTGGTATGTGCGCGTCGCGGGCTTGATAACTTTTAAATCTAGCATTACAGCCACTTTTCCAGCAGGCAAAGCGTAATTTTGGGGTTGTTCTTTTCTTTGTTTTTCTCATTGGTTTATGCCTTAATTATTTAATTACCACCATACCTTGCCCCCAAGTTTGCACCAGCTACAGCTACGGTAGCCGTAATTGTGGCAAGTGCAGTTGCATTGACCAGTCAGCAGGTTCACAATTTTTGTTAATATGTTCATTTCTTTTTTCTTAATTAGTATTCCCCGTCCTCAATGCGGTCTGTGTGGTCTACCCTGTAGCGCATAAATCGCTCTCGGTATTTAATGCGGTTCTCTCGGCTACTGTCCATTTTGTCTAAAATGGCGTTTACTTCGCTTTGGTCAACCACGCAGTTTTTGCGGGGCTGGTTTTCAGGCTGTAATGGGTTCTTATTAAGTTTTTCCACTGTGTCTAAAATACCCATAGCTTTATTCGTTATCAGTTTCAACAATGCCCTCTGCCTTGTTTTGCTCGTCAACCACGGCTTGCTTGATTTGCCCCAACAAGTCAGATAACCGCTTGTAGGTTTTGGTCTTAGGCTGGTTATGTATGCACGCCCAGCAAACCATGTTTTGCAAGCCCCTATACCTAATCACTTGCCCACGCATGGCAATAAAGCTAAAGCCACATTCTTTGCACTTGGCAATTTGGGCGGTTCCGCGGGTAAGCATTTTAATTTGCCTGTCTGTCAAAAGCTCTTTAGCCTTGTCTGTTAAAAACCTGCCAATACTGTTTGTCATTCTCAGGTTCAACAACCGCTTTTGCTGGTATTCAAAATCCCTAGCCCCTCGTCCATAACTCATGCCATTAGGCTTTTGGTTTGTGTTCGCTATGGTTATCCAGCCCATACATTTTGAGTTACTGCGTTTTTCCAAGTCGCTACCTTGCCCAAGTTAATGTAGAAAACACAGGCGCGGTTAGTGCAAACCCAAGTAAAGGTTTGGGTGGTCTGCATGTTGCCCTTGTCGTCAGGCACTAATTTTACTATTCTTGTCTGCTCATGCCCGCAGGTTAAGCAGTGTGGTATTTCTTGTTTCATTCTCTCTGTTTGTTAATTTTTTAATCCTCAGGCAAATAAACGGTTACTTTGCGCGGCTCATAGCTTTGGCGGTATTGGTAGTTGTCTGCCACCGCACGGCGCACAAAGCCAATTAAGTTGTGTAGGATTTTCCCGCGCTTTCCGTTTTGCAGGTTGTGGTACTGAGCATGCACTAGGTAAAAGTCTAGTTCGCCATTTATGCGGTAGTGGTCTTGGGCAAGCTGCTGCACCGTAAACCCTGCCCGCTTAAGTCTGCTTAGTTCCTGCAACCAGTAAGTGCGCCTGTTGCCTCGGCGTATTCTCTGCTCAAGGCGGTACTGTTGCCAGTAGTTACTCTGATTTTGCATATTTCAAGTAATCCCTGTAGTAAGGGCAGTCAGCGGTCTTATGCCCTGTGTTGTAGTAACAAAGGGCGGCTGGCAAACCCATAACAGGTACCCGCTTTTCAAACCAAGCCCTAACCAGCCCCGTTACCTCGGCGTGGCTGTCAAAGCATTTCCAGCTGTGGGTGCTTTGGGCATAGCCATAGCCGTTATACTTTCCCTGCCTCTTGCAGCCGTCGTTTTTACCGCTGCTGCTTTCCTTGCGGTAGACAATGCGCAGTATTTCGTCATAGTCCACTACTGGCTTAACTTCCTCTTTTGCCACGGGTGCCACAGCTTGCGCTGTAGGCACCACTTCAACCTGCTTTGCCTGTGCCTGCGTTCGCGGGCTTAGGTAAATAGGGGTCTGTAGCTTAATCGGGGTCTGCCAGTTAATGGTGTTGCGGTCAAAGAAATAATCAATGCCGTATGCCGCACTGAGCAGTAAGCCAAGGGCTAGGGTCAGCAGTACCAGCCATTTGGCTAGCCTGCGCTTTAGCGTTGGTTTAACTTTCGGGGTGTGGTTCTTTTGTGTCTTGCCCCGCTTTGTAGACACGGCAGGGGTAAAGCCGTCGCCCTCAGGTTCGGGAGTAAACCTAGTAGGCTCAATTAAGTTATTGTCTTTGTCATAAGTTGGCATATTTTTGTTTTTGTTTTCTGCTCACGCATTTATACAGCCACCCCAGCGGGTAAAACCCCCTCTAAGAGAAAAACCTGCTAAGGTAGCCAGTTAAATGCGCAAGCGGTTAATTTACTTCATTACAAACAACTTTGCTTTAAGTTCTGCCAGCCTACCGACCAAGGCGTGGTTGTTTTTGCTAGGTTGCCGTAAGTAATGGGTAGAAAAGCTATCAAGTTCCCGCCAAAAGTTCGGGTCATTCTGCATACGGTTCATAAGTCCATTGAGTATGCCGTTACTGAGCAGTACAGATATGCTGGGGTTAAAACTCTTAAAACTACCGTGGGCTAGGAAATAAATAGCTAATTGCTGTAATTGCAGGGGTGTCAGTATGTTCATTTCCAGCACACGCTTTAGGTTCTTGCCGTCCATAGGTGCAATTAGTGGCTTTATTCCTCTAGTCTGCTTAACCGTGTTATGCCAAAACTCAATAAATTCTGTGTGTGGTTTATGCTGTTTTTTATCCACAGTCGCAGCCGCGTCAGCGGTTGCAATAGTCTTGGTTTTGTTACTTGGTTTCTCTTGGTTTTGTGGGTTAACCTCGTTAACTACTTTTGGTAAACCGCGTTTACCACTTTTGGTTAACGGCGTTAACTGGTTAACGCGGTTAACTACTTTAAATAGGGTGGTCTGTTTAGGCTTTTCCTTACGCTCTTTGTTCTGCTGTAGGCGCATGTCGCTAATGATTTTTAGCGCAGCCTCTATGTTCAAATTCAGGTTTAGCTCAAAAAAATTGCCTTTTGTAGTTTGTTCAGTGTAAATAACGCCCGCTGCCACTAATCGCTGTAATGCCCAAACTACTGCTGGGCGGCTAAGCCCAGTGCCATGGTCTAGCACTTGCCCGTCCTTTGTTTTAATTCCGCGCGTAAATTGGCTAAGGCTAATGCGGTCTTTGCTTTTCCCAAAGCCAAAAGTTCTGCGGCAAATATACAAAATACATTTGGTTTCAGGTTCCGCTAACGCTGGCAGCAAATGGTCTAAAATTAGGTTTGGTATTTGGGTTGTATTTGGAATAAGTAGTTTTTCGCCCATGGCAGTTAAAATAATGGCTGGGTAAATGACAATGAGATTTGCTCGCTGCGCTTTTTCACATGCTTGCAGGTTTTGTGGTAGGTAAACCGCGGGCAGGTACACTCTATGCTGGTTCCCAAATCGGTAATAATATAATCCTTGTATGGGTAGGTTTCGCTTTTTACGCGGGTTATAATCGGCTCATTCAGCTTGCTTGGCGGCGCCCAGTTCAGCTTGCTTGCCTTGTAGCCCATTGCCGCCCGCCATTCCTCAATGTTAATTTTTCGCTGGTGCGCAATCTTTTCGTCAGTTGGCAGGTATTCCATGCGCTGGTTAAACCACCTGCGGCAACGCTCAATGCTTGAGGCTGTTTTAATAGGGTCTAAGCCAAATTTCCCGCAAACCACCGTTACCAGTTCAGCGTCGCTGTTACGGGTTTCGTGGCGGGTTTGTAGTACAAATTCCACCTGTGCTTTTAATGTTTTAATTTCTGTGTAGGTTTCCATTGATTTGGTTTTCAGCGATTTTTAAGATTTATTTCATTTGGTATCTAAAAAATTTTTAGCTACTATGCCTAACCCGTTTGCGCAATACGGGCTAGGGCGCAACAGCCAAACTACTTAACGCGGTTTAGATAAAGCACCAAGTCCTCAATTTTCAAATCATTTACATTAAAAACTTGTTGGTACAACTCACTGTTGGATATTTCCAACTTGTTTTTACCAGTTGGCACTTCTTGCTTTACATAATCCCGTTTTTCCTCAGGGGTTAAGTCGCTAAACTTCCAGCTAGCTATTTCTTCCTGTGAGTTAACATTCACAATTATTGTTTCCGTTTCCTCACTCTCATAAACTTCACGCACTAATACTTGATATTTTTTTATCATTGGTTTAATCCTTTATTATTTTGCTTTTCTAAGTTGCAAAAACTCAGTTTGTTTAATTTGCACTGCGTCGCCAAACATTTGCGCAATATCGTTAGGCGCTTTTTCCTTTAGCCAAGTGGTAAGCAATGTGGTGTTAGGTTCCTCATGCGCTGGCACTTTGCTAATAAAGTTGTTGAGCTTGTTAGCTTTCAGCTTTTCAATCAGCACATCAGCAGTAGGTAATTTATAGGCGGTTTTATGAGCAACTGTTGCTGTATAACCGCTGGCATGCCGTACGCTTTCAATCCCCAGCAACATCAAGGTGTCTACCAGTTTTTTGCGCAGTTCGTCAGCCTTTGCCTGCACCTCTCTTGCTTTGGCACTGTGGGTGGCTGCCTCATTTTCCAGTTCCACTATCTGCCCTACTACGCTTTCAGGGGTTAACTTTTCGCCAGTAATGCTAGTAATTTCGTTAGACATTTGGTGCCTCGTCTAGTGCTTTAACCGCGTCCATAATTTCCTTAACTTGGGCTGCGCTTAAGTCAGTTACTTTTTTAACCTCAACATTAAACATTAGGCTTATCCACTTAACTAGGTTTTCGTCGTCCTTTACTGCGGCAGTGTCTAACGCTACCTTTCTAAGTTCGTCCAGCTGGGTAATTGTTGCCCGTTCAGTTAATGGTGCTACAGTCGGCTTTGGCTTTTCGGGTTCTGCCTGCGGTTCGGTTTCCGTTTGCGCTGGCTGTTCGGCTGGTGCGGTAGGTTCAGGGGTGGCTGGCATTTCCTCAGCTTTTCCGCTGTTAAACCAGTTAAGCAAAATTTCCCCAGTGTCAGGGCTTGGCACAAATGGTGCGCCGTCAAACAAACTGGTGCGGTCTTTGGTGGCAGTAGCCACATGGCTTGACTGGTCAATGTCCAATACAACCGTAAATTCATAGTCCATGCCCTCGCGCTGCACTGGCGCTAATCCAACTTTCTTAGGGGTCATGCCGCCTTTGCTGTTGGTTTCCAGCACATAGTCAGTTTTGCTGCGCATGGTTGCAATAATGTGGCAGGTGCTTTGCAGCATTTTGTCTACCAGCTTGTTGTGCAATGGGGTAACATCACGCCATGCTGTGTAGGAATTGCCGCTTTTGCTTGCCTTGCTAATGGTGTCTACCTTATCAAGCAAACCGCCTGTGCCTGCCCATGCGTGGGTAAGGCTGTCAATAATCACAATGTCGTAGCCCGCTTTTTCCGCTGCGTCAATTGCGGCAATATACTTAATCGGGTCAAACGGCGCGTGCATGGTGATAACATCAAACTCAGGGATATTAGGCTTGCCTGCCTCAAGTTCCGCGCTGCCGTTCTCAGTGTCAATTACTGCGATTTTGCCGCCTAAGCCCTTGGCAATGAGTAGGGCGCTGTGGGTTTTCCCCCCGCCAGCTGGGGCGCATAATGCTATGCGTGCTTTTGCGCGTTTGCGTTCAGCTTTTCTAAACACAATTGCGCCTGTAGTTACTTGGTTCATTGTTCTTTTCTCTCTTTAATAAATTGATAAAATTCAGCTTTGAGCCTATCAACCTTGCCGTCGTAATAATCGGTAATGAGTTCGCTGGCATGCCGCTTAGTTAGTGTTTCCGTAAAATCCCACATGCGGCTATCGTTATAGTCGTAATACTCAGGGCAATACTTGTGTAGAATTTCTAGCAAACGGCTTTGTTGGCTCAAACTTGCTTTATTTGCGTTGTCCATGGTTCTTTGCTCTCTTGGTCTTTGGCTGCGGTATAAATTTTTTATACGGGCTGTCAAAGTAGGTAATCTTGATATATTTAGTTTTCATTTTGTTTTTGTTTTAATTGACTAACTACTGGCTGTATGTCCTAGTACGGGGGCATACATTTTATGCCGTACCATACTTGGCACCAGTCGTAGGTGGCAATTTGCCACAGGATATACACAGCTACTATTGCCAACACTATGTATAAAATTGTTTTTAGCATTTTTGTTTTTTGGTTAGATATACGCTCTTATAATCCCTATTGTCGGCTAGGGCGCCGCGACCTTTTAAGGCAATTAAAAAACCCTGCTTTCGCAGGGTTTAACCTTTTAGTCTTATTTGGGTGTTATGTGATTTTTCCTAAGTTTTTAATGTGTTCTGCCGTATTCAGCAAGCCACACTTCTTATACTTTTTA